AAAAGAAAAAGCAACGCTAAATTTTCTCTTTTGTAATAATCGGATACGGACCTGGATTGTTAGGCCACTTGTTAAAGTTTCCTCGGCGGACGTAACTTGAATCCCAGAGTTAACGGGTAAGCCAAACGCTAAATATCCTCGATATGAATGCCAGAAACGCAGGTGCTCAGGAAGTCCATGGTGGGAGAAATGATACGCCGTCAGATGTTATTGCTCAAATTGCAACGCAAACAAAGTATACTTTGCACGGGGTTGGAATGGCATCAACTGAAAATAAACGGTGGACTGACGATGAGATTGATAAAATACCGGTGAACCCAGTTAAGCATTTAGATGATGAACGGAATCTTGCTTTGTTTACAGCTTGGCTAGGCGAACTCGCAACAAATCCAAAGGATCCAGACGCATTCTTCCAAAACACCATATACATTGCTCTGCAGCTCCGTTCACCGAGGGATCATACCTATGTCTTTGAGGCCGAACCGACCCCCGGACCATCCAACAGACCCAGTTATCGAACGTCTCTCGTTGGTGATGACAAAATCGATGTCGCACACCTAATAACACCCGTGCTGGCGGCTTTCATGCTGAGATGTGTGTACCGATCACAATTTGAACCAAGCACAAAATCCACGCAGTTTAACACTCAGGCCTGTCGACTGTATGGTATCGTACCAACAAGCCACCCTGCACCAACTATAAATGCACTAGCAGCTGAAGTCATCCGCAGCAAAGGTGTTGCAGGTTCGATTGAGATGAACAGTGTTTTGGTAAGATACCTAAAAGCAGCGGTGGCTGATGAGGGGGGACCGGTCTCTGGAATTTGTGATTATAGCATTCTATTGCATTCCAAGTGGAACGGGATGGCGGTCGTGGGTCGATTGTACCAAGTCTGTCTTGCATATAACAAGACGCCAGAGTTCTTTCTCATTGCTGGTTGCTTTTTTGCCACAGCCAAAATAATACGTCAGGTCGAAGAATTTATGGACAGGACTCTTCTATCTGCAAACCCGCAGCGTTATGTACCGTGGGCGCGTGCTTTGTCCAACGCGTACGAGACCGAACTGTCCAATCAAAACACGATGCTTGTTATCATGCTGTGGAGCTTTCTGATTGAGCCATCTGGAACTGAAGGCGTCTGGACTTCCAACATGTTCAGAAATATAGCTCCCGGAGCGAAGATGGTCGCAAAGTATCTTGCAGCTCTTATTCTCAAGGTTATCGAATCTATCGACACAGCAACGAACGCAACAATGAACCCAATAATCAGCGGATCTAGCATAGCAACACCAATGACACATGATGAAGTCAACAGCTTTATGAATTCGTACGCTCAGACCCACCACAACCAATTGCTATCTGGGATCACCCCTCGTTTCGAGGCCATCAATTTCATCCAACCTCCGCACAACCTTTAAGGAACCCATAATATTTTAAGAAATCCAAGACAAAAGCAAAGATATTATTGATGGATTCGAATGACACTCTTCTTGATGGCAATGAGTTGCAGGAAGCTGAACACCATAAAAACTCACTGCTGGCACTTGCACAGGATACGAACTTTGTGAGCAAATACACGCTCACGAGCGGTGACTTTGCTGACACTGAAGACCCTTATGATGACACTCGTTTTCAACTGCCTCAAACTCCGACGAGTGAGTCGACAACCACAGCCGCAAGTTATCCACCACGAACGTACGCCACGTCCAGCAGCGACCACTCTGATGATTTACGTCATAAATACATCAACGAGGCTGCTGCAGCTCTTCACAAAGCCGGCATTCCCATCGACTCAATCAATCAGTTCTTATATACGCACGACAAAAACAAAGCGGGATTTTGGGAAGGAGTAGTTCAATGTGCAAATCTTTTCTTGACCAAATCATCTAGTCAAGCGCTAGATGCTATTCCGCTCCTTCACTCTAAGATTGACTCTCTCCAAAAACAAATGGCTAATCTGTGTGAGTTATTAACTACAAACGATAAACTCACTGTGCAAAACCATAACAAGGAGTCAGTTCAAAGCCAACAGCACTCCGGTATTCAGCCGGAACCCAAACCGCAATCTGTAACACCGCTCGAAATCAAATTCAATGACACCACGCCGTTGTATGCAAGAGAAGCAGTCACCAATCTGCCCATAGCCTCCGCATGCAAGCAATACTTGGCGGATTGCATGGCTCGTGAGTTTATTCCTTGGTCGTTCCTGCATGCTATCCATAATGCTACCAGCCCTAACATGAAACGAACAAGCTACCTCGAGATGATCGAGTACATGCGTAGTCATGGAATGCCGCCTGATGTTTACGACTTCTTCATCAAGCCGTGGAATTGAAGAGCACCCCGACGAACTCGTCCTATTTAAGAAAAGGCAAGCCGATATCCAATGTATTTCAACCCGTATGCCGACCCGTTGTATCCAGCTGAGCCCGCGTTTGAAGTGTTCGATGATTGTACCAGGATGGACTCACCAGTGCCGGAATCTGAGTCATCGCATGCTGAGCAGACCGAAGTATCAGCCCTGGACAGACGGACCTTTGCTCTCGGTAAACCAGCTTATCGTGATTTTACTATAAAAGGTCCGTGGTTTGACGCAGCAACATTAGAGGCGATTGAGACCAGCCTGACGGAAAAGTTCGGGGCCTGTGTTGTGGACAATTTCCGACATCTGTGCACGAAACAAAACCGTGCCATTCTGTTCGGATTTGTAAGAGGATTAGACACACGCTTGGAGTTCCAATATGAAGAGTGGCTTGCTCAATCTAAAGTGACAATATCTCGGCAATCAGCGGAGATCACTAGGATCACACGGCAATTACAAGATCTTAGAGTCCAAACTGAGGAAATGATTCAAACCAATTCAGCGCAAATCAAGTCGTTAATAGAGACACAAAGTTCAGCTGCTGAGTCACTAGATCGTGCCATATCCGAGATGAGAATGCTGGAAAGCAATAAAGAACGTCAGACCAAGTCTCTCGATGTGACCTCTCTCGCAAGCAAGGTAATTTTAGGCTGCAGACGGGTATTAAACTTCAAAACTAGCGTACAAGTGAAATACACTGTACTCGGAAAGATCTTAACCGGTCAGATGAACGAACTGACGATAAATAATTTACTACTATTAACAACTGCCCAACAAATCAATGATTTTCTTAACTGGTACTTATCTGATCTCGCTAATTCGGGTCGAATAAGTGACGAGGAAATTGCCTCTATACGTCAATCTGTCAGTACAGAATCGGATACCAAGAGGTCCGCGTCTGTCCAGTCGACTGCAGGCACAACCCAAGCTCGGCGTCCTAACCAAAAAGCACCATTACATCCCGCACTGGTAAGGGTACTTCAGGCACAGCGTGAGACTAAGTGAGCAGCATGTTCGCTCAGTTTACTCTGCTAGAGACACATAGTCATCAAACTAGTCCGTTAAAAAAGCCAAGACCACAGCCAGAATGACTACTTACTTGGTGATGAATATGAGTGGTGTGATCGACGTTTCTGTGGCTCCACCAGCAGACAAACAAGAGACAGTTGACATAGCGTGTCAGATGGTGATGGCAGCAATCACACCGCCGATACCGACAGAGTTGCGCGCTGCAGCAGCTCGAATTCTATGTAACAAGCTGGATGAGTGTCGTCCTCTACAATCCACCGTCATCACGTCCAACGGGAAAGTGCCCGGGCTGCGTTACCCTGTCTTACTTGACGGGAAATTTGCAGTAAAGCTTAAAGCTGACAGACCGACGCGCGACTTTGTTTCATTGCACTGCCCGCAACGTCTGGACAATGAGGATGATAATAATAATTCTCTGTTCATTCACTTAACATTGTCAGCTGAGCTCGGGATAATTAACGGTGTGACAGCAAACCAACTTACCATCACTGGGCGTCACATTGTCCCGTACCTCGGAAATGACGAGCGCTTTGAAGCTATCGCGGCCGCTAGCATCAAGAAAAAGAGTGACACCCCAAAGTCCCCGATTCGTCGCTTCGCAGCGCTGTTTAAAAAGAAAAATCATAACTAAACAGTCGTTGATCGTCACTCACACATGAGCTTTTTGATTGTTGCCAATTTCCATTGTCTTTCTAACCTACTCAGTCTACCGATTCCTAAGTGTTTTAAGTAGAGAATCTGCGTGTTCAAATCTCAGTGTACTTAAGAAAAACCAAGACGAAAGCAATGCGTTGCAAAAGATTGTGGTTAGTGGTGACTATTGTTAGCTTTTTGACGGGCTGTCACACCCAGTCGTGGTTGGACGACCCTTTTGGTCCAGTTCAGCACCATTCCAACCCGATTTGGGATTGCAAAACAGCAGGTCCCGGAATTGTTAACCCTATTCCTCAAAGACCAAACTGCGCAGCCATCATAACAAGCCCTCTCAGAAGATCCGATGTTGTAATCCAAAAATGGAAAGTCGATCTGTCTTCCTGGACTGTAGCAGCCTGCGAGTGCTTTACAGAGATCATTCATGCACGCTGCGACAATCCATTATTCGGAGTACCCATCAAAACACACTGGGTAGAATTCACCACAACATCTCTTGAAGAATGCATAAATGTTTGCAATGACCGGTCTGACAAAAAGATGACACAGTCTGGGACTGTTGGTGTGCTTACTGAAGACATTAAGCCTGAATATAAGTGTCCGTTCCTAATGGGGACCAGTATTACAACAACTAAGATTCTATCCGTGTCTAAACTCCGGCTAATAGTGGATCACATCGAATTAACCGTTACAGGGCCAGTAGGATTCTCAAGAATATGTAAGTACACTGACGAAGTATGCAAGACAACCAAACTTGGCTACGTGACATGGAGAAAAACTCTCAACTTGACCTCGCATTGTAATTTGGTTCCGGCGTATGATCCTGAGTTGTGCACAATTTACGGTGCAGATAACCACCTAGTTCAATGCCCATTGTCGAAGTCACTTTACCATCTGAGCGACACGTCAGCGTCAATGAAAACAATCTGTATGTTTAAAAGCACCCCAGCTGTTGTGGTTAAAAGCTTAGAAGGCACTTGGTTATCTGCTTATAATCAATCAATAACAGCAATTTTGAAGCTCCACAGTAACACAAGCCGAAATCTGGTTAGGGTGGACCCCAACGTTGAAGGGCTATTTGCGGAAGTTAACAGTCATTTATCTTGGCTCGCAAAAGAATGGTTAAGCCGCAGCAGAGAAGAGCGGATTAGAGTGGAGCTAGGGTTGTGCTTAGATGCCCAGCGATTGTGGGACGCTGCTTGGAACATCCGTGAGTTAGTCCCGCAAGCTGCCGCTGCGATATGGACCGGCAATCAAAATGCTGTGGCGACAGTTTTTAGCGGGTTTATTCTGTCGTGGCCCTGCAAACAAATTTACCAATACCGCTTCTTAATGAATCCCAATTGTTCTGAAAACTGGCCAATCGAGTACGCAACGGGTATTTCAATTGAAACCGGATTTGTTGAGCCGGTTAGTTTTAAGATCACGTATCAACCTGGACGAATGAGTTGCAGGGTATCACCGGGGTTCCTCCTCCCAATTAATGAGACCCACTCTCTTAATTTAGCCTCTAGACAATTCACACCAAAACCCAAATCTTACTTCAGCATTGAGTTATCTGACGCTGATAAGTCTGAAATTTACTCTGCTCCATCTCTTTATACCGTCTCTGAGCTAGGGGGGACTTCTAGGCTAGAAGAATTAGTAATGCTCCATCACAACCATCTTCGTCAAGCGGTGAAGGCAGTCAGCGGGTCGTACGAGATCGCCATCGAGGAGCACATTGATCAGTTGGCCGCTGTTAAGTCGACGTACAGCTTGTTTGGTCACTGGATAGGGTCTACGGCTGACTCGATAGTCAACTCGATAGCCGGGATTGTGTCATTGTGCATTCTAATCTATATTACTGGCTTGATTGTAGCAATGTGCGTTTCGAGGGCGACTTGGTGCCGAACCGTGCTTATGTGCTGGAAGTCAAAGTCAGCAACTGGATTGGGTCAGTCATGCAACGCCGATACAAAGTTCCTTTAAAGTCAAGTGTCAACATTCATTAGCATTTAACAAAAACCAACACCAATCTTTGATCCTAAAAGTCAAGTCAATCGCCATGTTTTCAAGTTTCGATGCCTTTGGGGAGTTGGATAGCGACTACCTAGAAGATGACTCTAAGCCAATTGGGTCAAAATCGTTTCCGAACACACACTTGCAAGCCGCCATGCGTGACGATATAGTTCGGTTCGCATGTAATGAGCCCGTAGACAATCCAGGCAGGTTTGCTCATGTGGTCAAGGAGAGGGACCACTTAAACACTATGTATCCCAACCTGTTTGACCAACCTAGTGCCAATATTCTTGACCATACTAAAGTGGTAGCTCAATGGTTCATTGACGGCGATTTTATCTCGGTCAATGAGTCATTCCCGTTGGATCGCTGGCAATGCGAGGCGCGAGCGGCACTGCACAATATAAATATTCAAGTACTCGGTTTGACAAGTACCTTTGTGACTGCCAACTGGTGTGAACTCACGGATCCGCCATGGGTCCTTAATAAGAAAGTGGCAATGCTCAAATGCGCCCGAGAGCAACTGGATGTTGCCGTTTGCAATTCAGCCAGACAGAGGATGGTTTACCAGAGCAAAACCCGAGACCTCACCACCTCTCAACTTCCAGTGTCAACAACGCTACCGGGGGGGCTTTCCCTGACACACACGGCGAACTTTGTTGTCTTGAGCTATAAAGATGCAGTTACGGTTGGACCCAGAGATCTACTGCTAATGTTCGCCGATATTGTTTCAGAGAGGTATTTGCTTTACGTGGCTAGCGTGTTAGCAACAGTAATTCAAGAACCGCAATACTTAACCCCGAGCGTATTGGATTCGGTACTCTCGTGGGGTGACCTCGCACTCGTTAAGTGCGGTTTAAGCGGTTACGAATTGCTCAAGGAATTTGAACCTCTGGTGATGAGCTGTTTGCTATTGTCAAAACCGGATCCATACGGGGATGGAGCGGAATTTCGTGCAGCAATTCTGGATTCACTAGAGGCTAAGCAACAGTTGTTTAGGCCACGAGCATCGCAACTGTTATCCTTGGTGGACGGAATACGGAATCCGCACTTAATTTCACAGATCTTCGGTTTGTACAGGTTGTGGGGGCATCCGTATGTCGACGCCGTAGACGGGCTACTTAAAATGAAGCACTTAGGTTTGCAAAGGAAACTAATTCCAGTCAAACTAAGGCACGAATTAACATGCAAGTTTAAGGAACACCTTTGCGTCCACTATCGAGCAAAGCGCGGCAAGTGGCCCAATTTAGATGTCTCCCAGCTAGAAGACGGGAATTATTTGAAAGATATCATACTAAGCAACCGTGTCCTCGACCTGTCGAAATTGGATTATGATTTCAATGACTGGAGATATGTCTCAGGTCTACCAACATTTGAAGTTGACTCAAGCTTCAACTTAGCAGCCATGCTATCAGATAAAGCCTTGTCATTATCTAGACGCGAGTTGAAAGAACACATTGAAACTAAGAAAAACATCGGGACTGCATCTGAAAGACGCGTCATCACTCATTGGTTACAGAGCGACCAGGTATCGGCCCGCGACCTTTTAATGGAGGTCTCTGCTAGAGGGTTGCCTAAGTCAGACTTAGCCATAGGGATAACCCCGAAAGAGCGTGAAATGAAAACCTGTCCGCGCATGTTCTCTTTAATGACTTTACCAATGAGGATGTTTGTGGTTGCTGTCGGTGAGTTGCTGGCTACACACATTGTCCCACTGTTTCCAGAGATCACTGTCGGCGACAGCGCCCTGCAGTTATCACGGCGATTGTACGAAATTACTAGACCACAAGCGTCTAAGCGTTCTGGTGGCAAGGGAACAGTGGAGGTCGTAATGAATGTGGATTTTTCAAAGTGGAACACAAACATTAGGCGAGAGCTGACTGAAGGATGTTTCAAATTTATCGACGAACTGCTGGGGTTTGAACAGTGTGTCTCATACATTGCCCCCATGTTTGAACAGTCTTTAATATATCTCGCTGATGGGTCGCACCTACCAGTATTAGATGACAATCTAGACGTACACAATGACCCTTTGGCATGGACTGGTCATTTGGGGGGATTGGAAGGGTTAAACCAAAAAGGGTGGACTGCGGTTACAGTCGCCCTGATAAGGATGGTAGCCGAACGACACAATGTGTTGTTTAAGCTAGTAGGGCAAGGCGACAATCAGGTTATGAGGCTGACATTCCCAGTTACATATCTCCCAGACGGGACAATAAATATGCGAGAGGTTAAGCACAGAATTCAGGCGTTTAAGGCTGATTTTATCCAATTCATGGAATCCGCCGGTCTGCCAGTCAAAATATCTGAGACTTGGATATCGTCCCTAATATTCGCATACGGAAAGATGCTGTACATGCTTGCAATGCCTCTCGCTATGTCGTGTAAACGGATTTGTCGGATGTTTTGGCTGTCTAATGACTTGTTCCCGTCGTTGGAGAACACCATGTCAACGATAACGAGCAACGCAATTTCCGCTTGCCAAAGTGATCTTACAGTGATTATCCCCTTCTGTGTCTCAGTGTTCGAGTATATGTATGCCCTGCTGTTTTATTCAGAGCACACGCCCTTTTCGGGCCTTGGTCTCGATGAGTGTATAACCAGGCAAAAGTTTAAATGGTCAGTCATGTTATCTAGTAAAATGCTGTCCAAAGACTATCGAGTAACTCGCAGCGTACTGGACTTGGTGATGCCTGTTTTCCGCGACTACATCAGAAATCCAAGGCTCCGTAATCATTGGGAACTACTGGCTGCGTTAGCCTTAGTCCCGAAGTGTCTGGGTGGTTATTCAAGTCACATGCTTATCTGCTTCCTCGTTAGGGGGTTCCCCGATCCGCTGAGTGAGGCTCTGAGCGGGTTAAAACTAATCATTCAGTTCACACCGTCATCAAAGATTGCGGAGTCTTTGCGGGCAGTCGGGAGCCCGGAAATGTGTCCGGAGGCGTCGTCCAGAATGCTAATTCAAGATCCGTTATCAGTCAACCTTTTAGTCCCGTCTTCAGCCGCCGGAACACTCAAATATGCTGTCAGGAAGTTCCTAGCTCAACCTGGAGTCATTACAAATACCTTCTTTAAACGGTTTTTTGAGGAGGTAGAGACTGACACGGACTTAATTTGCGATGCCCTCGTTCAAACGGCCCCGCTGTGGCCAAGACTACTACACGACATATTTGACGCATCTCTCCCAGGATATGCTAATTCTGTTGTGGGTCGGATCATCAAAACCACGACAATCGTTTCTCAAGCGGTTAGAAGGGACGGTCAAGCAGTGGAAAAAAGAATGTACAAGTCGGACATACAATATTATGCCTCGGTTGTATTCAGACTTAACTCTAGTGGGCCGGATTGGATATGCTCATTTGCAAAGGCTATAGAATTGCGAAACAAAGGATGGGCAGCCTTCGGCGAAATTAAGGGTGTTACAACACCGCACCCGGTGGAGTTCTTAAGCGGCTGTGAGCTACCCTTAGGGGCTTGTCCATCGTGTGATAAGAGTGGACCTGATTACCTATTATTGTACTTGCATCAGCCTGAAATGAAAGGTAGCTGCGTGTATGAGCCGTGGAACGTGATCGGCCCTAGTGAGCCTTACATAGGGTCAATGACAGAAGAGAAAACTCAGCAGCCGAAGTACTCGTCATATGAGGACGTGGACCCCTTGATCAAGCGTGCCGCTAATGTTCTTAGAGCGGTAAATTGGATCGTGAAGCATGATGACCCGCTAGCAAGGTTCATGGTAAATGTATTTAAGTCACTAACTGATGTAGACCCAGACAGTTTCTTCTCAGTAGAGGACAGTTTTTCTGGATCTGCAGAACACAGATTTAAGGATTATTCAACATTTCACGGTGGTCTACTGTCTACACTATACTGCTACGAGACATACATGCATGTATCTAGTAACAACTGGAGAGTGTGCAGTCGCGGGGGACAGAACAAAAATGTACACTTCCAAGCGGTTTATTGCTGCATGCAAACAGCAACTGCTCTGACCGCGATGAGTTTCCTGACCCGCGAATGTACTTCCTTACATTTTCACTTGTCAACCGCATGTTGTGTTCAAGACATAGATGAGCCTAACATCACAGGGGACCCAAAGCTGAGCGCAATCCAGCTGAAACAGTATACAGACAGTGAATACTGTTTCATCTCGAAGGAGAAAATGGTCGAAAAGAAGACGTGCGTAATTAGGCAACCTCCGACCTTATTATATGAAGGTTTGTCAAATAAGGACAAGTCCCTACTATTAGCTTCAATAATGGCACATGAATTGGTCTCACATGTTTTTCGCGAGCTGCGAGAGAGTAAGACCACCGTATCCGGCCGAAAGCCCCCGTTACTCACTGCTTGGGCCAAGGACGGCGACCCGGTAGAGCTTTTGGAGCAAGTGTCATTATACCTGGCGTCATCTGTGGTCAGGTACCGTCGACAGGACATTCGAACTCGCACACTCAAGGATTTTGACGACCTTATCTCGGCAGCAATCTCATATTTAGCTTCGTACCCGCCACGAATCTTCTCTGTACTTGGATTCCTGTTTCTATTTCCTGAATCAAGGCTAACACTTGCTAGCAGTAAGTTCGCCATTCAACTTCCAGCTTCATTCCCATTAAGAAACGACGAATTAGCGGAATGCTGTAAGCTGGCGGTGACTACAGTTTTAGGCAACTTAGATAAAGTTGGAAACTACAATTTGATGTGCATCAACAACTTAGCCACAAACCAGCATGAATGGATGTTAAATCAATTGTTTGCCGTTATTGTCAGGCAAGGATTCGCGGATGAGCTTTGGGAGACGTGGGATGAAATCGATGTTCTCTTCAACAAAGCGGATGTAACAGAAGGTGGTCAGTCTGTTTTTTCTCTCATAGACTCACTGCTGACAGTAGACCTATCAATGAGCAAGTGGCTCTCAGGTAAGCAAAAATTGAAAGCGGTGAATAATTGGGGGTTCTTAAAAGCCCATGTAGAAATAGTGGAAATGAATATGACTGGAGATAGGGCTAGTAAGGAGAGGAATCAGCTTCCTTACATCCGCCCGGGACAGCATTTGAGGTTACGTTCAATAAGTAAAAAGGTTAAAGTGAGGTTGAGTGTGTGGGCAATACCGGACCCCAAAATTTCAGATGACAATGAGGATATATGCTTAGCGAATTTAACGGTGGTTCCGGACCCAGTTGAATTCAAAACTCATTTCTACAGGCCACTTTATCTGATAACCTCTGCACATTATAAGTATTACCGCATTCTGTTGAACAGCTTACGTTTAGTGTCCAACAGAGCAACAATTGTCATCTGTGGCGATGGCACGGGCGGAGTGACGGCTTTGGTTAAGCGGCTTCGTCCTGACGTTAAAGTCTACTTTAATTCTCTCGTTGAGCTGACCAATGTTGCTGCGCAATCACTAACGACGTTCACTCCGCCTGCCTTAGACCTGCTGGGCGAGGGTGCAGTCAGCGAGCTTTGGCTTCGCCGCAGTATTGAAGGCATCAGTGACATCACAGACCCCAGATTTTGCGATCAGGTAGGCTCATTGTTAAAAGAAGAACGAGTAGAGGCGATCATCTGTGATGCTGAGGGATCCGGGTGGAATAGCCCTTTGAAGGGTCTGCTCTTAATCAAAAGTCTACTAAAAACGAGCCTTATGTTTGCTACCTGTAAGCAGCTGATCTTTAAGACATATGCAACGGACGGGGCATCATTAGCGATCCAGTGTGTGATGATTAAGTCCGTTTACTCTCAAGCATGTTTGATAAGAAGTCCCTTCACATCCGAGAACAGCTCTGAAATGTTTTTAGTGGGGATGATGCAGCGTGCGGATGCCCAGATATACGAGCTCTCGGCAACTAGCGACCCACTGATCTTCTACGGTAGGGTACCATCTCCAACCTTTATTCAAGTTGTGGCGGATCAGGCTGAAAGACTCAAAAGAGTTCCCACAGTCACAAAATCCGAATCAGATAAGGTGTCAGAAGCCTTAGCATGCTCTGTGTTAATTTCACACAATCTAAACCATTTAGATGCTTCCTTACGATTTTGCAGTAGGACAACCATTAGGGACACGGAGTCAACCCACCTCAATAAACTATTCTGGCGGCCTCTGCATTCAAGGTTGAAATCCAGATTGTCTGCTGCACGTGATCGTGCAGGAGCAACAGTTCTGGAAACAGGTCACGCAGTGGCACGCGATGTTTTCCTTCAATTAATGGTTGTACTGATGAAAACGATCGATGCGGAGCACTTGGCCACTGTTATTGTGCCATATCTTTTGCAACACACATCAGTTTGTTTCTACGCCACAAAAAATCACCGAACATCCGCGATTTTGGTGCTGAACGATGATAAACCAGCTGTCAAACCGCTGGCTGAAAAAATAACCACAGACCGATCTCAGAGCTATTTAGTTCGACTTGAAAGCGCCTTTACTCGTGCGCAGTATAAGAGACTATTTTCACTTCTCGGAAGATTTAGGTATTTCGAACCATTCAACGGAGCACAGATTCCGGACCAGATTAGATTTGAGCAAATTGCTGAAGCTAACCTACGCAAGGAAGCCAATCGTGATAATGCCGTGCTGCTCTCAGTCTTGACAGAAGAGTTTCGAAGGAGTGAGACAACCGTTGTGATCAAAATTCCACCATTTTGCGAACCTATAGCTACAGCTTTTATGTCAGTGTACGGCCCACGAATGACAATAAAATGGACAGGTTCATAATTGAGGCAGATTCAGTCAACGCAGATTAGTATATACATCATTATTATTAAAAAACCAATGAAATCAACGGCCCATCCGAATAATGGCTTGTTATCATTGCAGTTGTACAATTAAGGTAGTGCCTCCTTACATAGCACCTAGATGTAACACGGTTCTTGCTACTGTTTATCGATTTGATGCGGGTAGTGACTGTTCTGGGTGATTTATACTGGATTGCGCTATCACGGAAATTTCCTACAAGTATTGCGATGATTATGTTGAAGATGAGATAAAATATTCAGTAAGAGGTTTAAGATGAACGAACAGCGAACCGTGTGATTAGTGTTAAGAGGCTAACAGAATGAGTTTATTATCATTTTTTAATTGGCGGTTGACCCGATCGAATGATATCCCTGTCACAACATTTCTGATTAAATATAACCAATAATTGCTATCACGTAGCTAGTGGAACCAATTCAAGTGGTCCAGCGTCACAGGATCCAAGCTCACTACAAAAGAAGGTTACATTCATTTTTCCTTTTTTTT